CGCCCTTAATGCGTAGTCCACGAGATTTGAGGCCACCGGGGAGATTTGAGAGGGTACCGGCATCGACCAGTTGTCGCATAAGACTGGTAGCAGATTTAGCAAATCCTCCGATAAGGTGAAACAGTCCAAATCCATAAGCACCGAAACCGGGAATATATTGGTAGTGGACAAAGTGTTGTCGTTTGAGCCTGAGTGCATCGCCTTCCTTCCAATTTCGTCTGATTGATAGAATGGTGTTGGTACTCTTGATCAGAGTCACAACGTACGGGAACATGATGCCTGTCTCAGTACCATCCTCATCGACGTCTTGGAATCCGTCCAAATCCAAGTCAACGTGGCACTCATACAGTGTGTAGCGGTCGTCGTTCAGATCACTGAACCCAGTCTCTTTGTCTTTGGCCTGCTTAATGTCGTCTCGCTCACGACGTGGCTCGGGCAACTCTACGTCCAGATAGAACCCAGCATTTTGCAGTTTAAGAATGTCATTCTTGGTTTTGCGCATGACGTGAGTCACGCGGTGACATGTATCCATGTCCGTTGCACCGTAGGGCAGAATGATGTCTTCTGCTGGCACAAACATACTGACTTGACGCCCCAAGTTTGGATCGAAGTACACTTTCTTGAACGCTGAACCGGTAGCAGGCAAGCTCCACAACATGCGCTCGTGCTCTGGGCGGAACTCTTTCATCTCTTCCGTCAACTCATAGTTCATATCATCTTGCACGTTTATTGCTACTTCACGTGTTTCAGGAGTTTCTTTGCCCACAATTTTTGTAAGCACTGGGCCTTGGGCTGGGAATGTCTCTGTGATCATCTCGGCTTGGAAGCGGACAACCGCTTCTGTGATCATGGGGTGGAACACACCGCAAGCGCCATCCCAAGGTTCTGTGCGCTCCTCCATGTGGAGTCCCAAAAGCTTTAAGCCTTCTGTGTATGCTTTTTCCCACTCTTTACGGGAGCCTTTGTCTTGGTCGATCTCATACTCCAAGTCTCCCGCGACGGTGGCCAATATACTGGGCGAGATGTACTCGGCCAAGTTTGAGTCAAACTCCTCTTCGCCTTGCGTGGATTCTTTGGGACTTAAGTCCACCTCCATACCGTCCATGCTGAGATGCACCGCATCTGGGTTCTCGATCTCAATCTCCATGTCCGGACCGTCCTCGGGCACGAGGGAGTCTAGCCCCAATGGAGCCTGATTGAGTGACTTGTCAAAACTGCTTGTTGCCATGATGTTCCTTAATAGTAAGCTGCTGAACGACGGCGACGGTAGATGCCGTCATCCTTCTCGTCCGAGTCTAGCGAAATAAAGCCGCCTTGTCTAAATCTCATTAACGCTTGGGATGTCGTATCCACATAGTCGTCGTTCTCGCCCACAGGAAAGGCGGCCACCTCTTCAATCACTTCTTTTGCCCATCGCGTATCGGGCGCCCAGACCATTCCACTGGCAAAGAGGTCAGACACAGCGTTAAGCCTGACCATCTTATCATTGCCGCGGCTCGGATTGGTCTCTTGGACAGGGATTCCCATTGCTCGAAACTCCTGTATAAGTGGAGCTCCAGCAGCCTTCTTCTCCACAATGAATGCGTCCGGTTCCCATTCTTTATAGTGTTTGAGTGCAATTTGTTTCAGCTCCGGGAATGCCATTCGGTCTTTGAACGCGTCAAGCAGAATGATCTGCGCCTTGTCTTGTTCCTCTTCATTGTAGAAGACGCCCCACGTTGTGCAAGCGGAATAGTCCGAATTGTTCTTGGTCTCAAACGCCGTATCCCAAGACTGGATGATGTAGTCACAAGGTGGCGGCTCGTCTTGTTCCCAAATGCGCCAGTGCTTCCTAGAGATGATCGCGCTTGTGTCTGATGTAGGCTGCTGCATGTACTGGGCGTTCCAGTACCTTGGATCCAAGGATGCCTTGATCTTCTTTAGTGCATCGAGTGGCCATTGCTCTGGCCACAGACTCTTCTCGTCTTCCGTGCCTTCGTTCAGTATGGGTGGTAACTCCACAATCTCCCAAGGCACAGCTTCTGGGTTCCTGATCTGGTAGTCGATCAACTTGCCCGTGAGATCCAAGAGAGACCAACGCGTCATGATCACAATGATCGCACCCCCCGGCATCAGACGCTGCAAGGGGCCCGTTTGGAACCAAGACCATGCCGTGTCAAACGCCAATCGGGAGTTTGTCTTTACGTCCTGCTCACTATGAGGGTCGTCGATAACAAACAAATCAGCACCGCGGCCAGCCAGAGCGCCGCCCACACCGGCTGCGTAGTACTGACCACCAGCCGAAGTAGACCATTTGCCAGCCGCCTTCTGATCCTCCGCAATTTGTGTTTGGGGAAAAATTTCATGGTATTCCTCGGATTCAATTAAGTTACGGACGCGTCGTCCAAAGTCTTCAGACAGACCCGCAGTGTGCGTGCCCATGATGATTTTCTTTTCCGGGAACTTGCCTAGGAAATATGCGGGGAACAAATAGGATGAGAACTCAGACTTGCCGTGACGTGGCGCGATGTTGATGATGACACGCTTCTTGTTGCCCGAGATCACGTCCTCAAATATCTTGGCGAGTTTCCTGTGGTGGGGCCCCACTTTGAATCCGGGGTATACCGCCTTTGCAAACCCAAGAATGTTGCCTTGCGCCGCCAAAAGACTTGCGCGCTTTTCGCGCAGTTCTAAATCCGCAAACAGCTCCAGCTTCTCCGCCTTACTCATGTGCGGGAGACTTTGTTGGATCAGCTTCGCTTCAAGCGGCGTTAGGCTGGTGATGCTCGATAGATCCATGCGTGTCCAAGTCTGTGATATCGTCTTTGGGAGTCAGGACGTCTACAACATCCATGAAGCGATTGAGTTTGTCTTTGATGCGCTGATCCAGCTCATCGTCACTCAACTCGGCTTTCTTGACTTCAATCTTATCGGTGAAGAGTCCAACCTCAGTGATTTTACCCAACATGCCCAAAGCTTTAAGCCGGATGTTGGCGCTGGGGTTTTCGACTTCTTCCAGTATCTTGGCAACGGCATAGCCTCTGAGTTCTTTGGCCTGCTGTACAAATTCCCAGTCATAGGCAGTGAGCATTCCGACAAGGTGCTGGACTGCGGCTGGCGTTTTGACTTCGGCCAGCGACTGGTGTGTGATCTCTTGGGGTTTGGCGGAGACGATGTTGGCAAATGTTTTGCGCGCAGCTTGGGACTCCAGCTCGGTGGCCAGTTGTGTAGAGTCCACCACACCCTGTTCTTTTAACCAGTCTAGCGTATTGATCTTGGCGTCCACCGCTTGTGTGGACGTGGTTTTTTCTAGTGGCACGAATCCCTGTGGGGACGTTTCCACTTCTGGTTCAAAATCTATCAAATGATCTAACATGCGTAGGCCCTTGTAAACCTCGTTGCATTTAGTGTACACTAGATTCCGACAGATGCGCAAGCAGTTGCCATTTGTTTCTCTCTCTTGGTTTTGCAAAGAACCATTCAGCCCCACCTGAGCGTGGGGCTTTTTTTATGGGGTAGTGTCTAACGTTTGACTCTGTTACTTTAAAATTTTTATAAAATGATGGGGGGTGGGTGTGTTGGGGGAAGTTTAGGTACTTAAGTATTACAGAAATACTTGGAATGGTTGTGGAACAGTGTTCATGGTCACCATGCCACCGTCATCATTTCTTGGTGGGTGGGGGGATAGTGGGGTCGAAAGTTCTCAGTTTTTGGGGGCAAAAACAGTCTGTTAGACCTTTTTGCTTAGGTTCGAGGGCGATCAAACTACCCCTTGCCTAGAATTGAGGTACTCAAGGGGCTTTCCCTTGGGACAACTTAACTTAAAGGGATATCATGAACAAGCAAAACGCATTTAAAACACTCGACACATTCGCAACTGCAAGAGCCCAGTTAATCAAAGGCATGCACGATGCGGGATACACGACACTTGAGGCATGCAAGCCTATCGTGATTGAATGGGCGTGCGCCAAGACCGGAGCGCAATTCAACGTTAGCAAAGCGGGCAAAGCGATGCTCGATTCATCACACCCAAAGTACGAGAGCGCCAAGACCACAGTGCGTGACGTGATGCTCATGCTTGCGGGCACAACTCGCAGACAGACCCAAGCCAAGAAAGAGCCGACCGACCCATTCATCAAAGCGGTTGAGACGTGCGAGACTAAGGCGCAAGCGCGTAAAAGATTCGAGCAAGCCATGCTCGCAAAATTCGGGTCACTGTGACCCGTTTTCTCAGGGCGCAGAAGCGGGGGCTTTCTGCGCTGTTTCATTCTATGTCTAACCTCGGAGATTTTACCCATGCAAGTATTTTTAAACACACCCGAAGACTGCCAATGGCTCATCAAAACACACCTTGGCGGGCGAACCGATCTCAAATTCGGTTCTTTCGTTCTCTACGGCAATGAAGACTGTCCCGATAAAGTCGACTTGTACGCAGACGCAGATCCGCTCTACACCGATGAACCCCACACAATCAATTTTCTTTAAGGAGTTTTAACCATGAAACGCTTCAGCTTTATCGTAACTTTTCGCCAGTTCGGAGAACTTCACACACGCAAGTACTCCATATTCACCAAGGACATCGGCATCGCCCGAGCTTGGGTACACGCAACAACGTCCATCAACGGCTTGGACGTGACCGACATCAAAGACACCACCAACTGAGGAAAACATGCAACACATCCAAACCCTTGGCAAAGCCACGCTTTACCGCCAAGAATCATTCAACCATCGCACCACGCCACTCATTGCGTGGATAATCAAAGTCGGTGCGCACATCGTGCGCGAGTGCAACACCAAACGCGAAGCCCTCGAATGGCTTAACATCTACAAGGACTAACCATGTCATACCGCATCACTTTCCTCTTGCGCACTCATGGCGATCATCACGAACACCGCGCCATCGAATGTACACCCGCCCGCCTTCAAGCAACCCTCATCCGCCTATTGAAAGACCGCAATGTCCGCGACATTTGGTGGGAAAAAACGGGTCACGGTGACCCGAAAAGGTAAAATCATGTGCTATCCAAACTATCCAAAGACTTGGCGAACTATCCTCACACACACGACACAAAAAAAATGGCGTGGTTATTGGCTGTCCGCTTTACCGTGTCTATCTATATCTATATTTAGAATATATTTATATATAGGAATTAGTTTCTTCACGGACACCCGCGTCTTGGATTGTTTGGCGTTTGTTTAATTAAAAAGTGAAAGAGCATTTTTTAAAAATGGGATATAGTCCGACACGGTATCCCCGCAACGCCCTGTTTATGGGCTTCTTTATGTGTCAGATGTATTTGGATACTTCGCCAAGTCTCTTGACTTTCCATGGATAGTTGATAAAATGATAGGACACTTTGGAGATTTTACCTATGCAATACAGACATTATATGGACCTCGACCCCAATGAGTTGCACAACGTGCTCATGAAACGGCGCATGCTCGACATCGAGCGCGATCACATCAAAGCCACCGTTGCCCGCCAACAAGCCGAACTCAGGAGCAACAACGCCAAAGCCAAACAACTCAAGGCATACTGGCAACAACTGATTGAACCCATGATTGTTGAACGCAAGATCATCCGCGCCATGTTGAACTACAAAGCCAAGGACGAGGACGACCCGCGCTATGTTGCGTTAACCGTTTACGCCATGGTGCTCGACAGACTGAAAGCATACTTTGACAACAGTTGGAAGCAGCATAAGATTTTACCCACCAAACTAGGTAAAGAAAAAAACATACCGAACGGAGGGATTCACTGGTCGGACTGGGTGCCAAGCAAACAAAGGCAGACGGTGCTTGAGTTATTCAGCGCCATACCTTACACGGCAAAAGCCAAAAGAAAGGAACCATTCGTGCGCACCATACCGTTTGACATGCACGTAGAACTCAAGGACAAGCTATACAACAGCACGATGAAAGAACTCGAAACCTTGGAGCGAGAGCAAACGATTGAGAACGATGAATCACGCGCCGAGCGCATCGCAAAGATACGCGAAGCCTTGAACCGCATCGAGAACATGAACAACAACGAACCTGTGCCCCACACATGGCATGGGATGTTAAAAGAATTCGGGTCACTGTGACCCGTTTACTGGCGCTTGGCACTGGCTACGCCGAGCACCATCCTCAAACTAGCCAATGGAGTTAATCAAAATGGACTACACAATAGACGATCGTTTCGCATTAGAAACAAACATGCACTTGTTGCAAAAGGTACTGCGCCGTTCTCGCAGTTGGTATCACAGAGAGTTTTACAAGTACCCCATGCACGAGGCCATCGCCTCCGCGATCAGACTGGCAAGACCAGACAACTGGCACTTGCTGACGCTTGAGCACCCTCACGTATCGGTCGGAGACCAAACGATGATCGCATACACACGAGACGACAGATCAGGTGACGCAGACCGTCAGGTCAAGACGTCCATCGGCAAGTATCTGCGCAGGCACTTCAGCGCCTTGGGAGATCATCAGATCAGGGACATCCAAGCCTTGCATACTGCGACTGGGTGCAAGATTGTCAACACGATGGCCGAGATGCTGCATCACTTGTCGCGTGGTCCGCAGTCGTGCATGAAGTCAACCAACTTCAGCGTTGTGCATCCGTATCAGGTATACGACCCCGACTTGGGATGGTCGATGGCGGTGCGCGAGGAGGACGGCGATACCGTTGGACGTGCGCTGATCCACACAGACAAAGACGGCAACAGACGGTTCGTGCGGTCATACACAAAGCCCAAAGATGGCGGGTACTCACACAGCGACACGGCACTTGAAGCGTGGATGCAGAATCTAGGCATTGCCAAGGACAGCGGATGGTATGGCGCTTATATCAAAATCATTGAGCGTGGGGGGTCGGTTGTCGGTCCATACATAGACGGCGATAGTCGTGAGGTCGTGCGTGATGGCAAGTTGTTCCGCATTGTGCATGAGGATGGCGAGTACCGCATGGACAACACCAACGGGTACGCCGAGGAAGCCAACCAATACGATCACACATGCGAGGATTGTGGCGAGGGCTTTGATGATGGCGATGGTTACTGGGTAGGCTCCAGTGAGGACACATACATCTGCGCCTCATGTTGCAACAATAACTATGTGCATGTGTACGGACGCAGAGGTAATCAATACTATGTGAGCGATCGCTACGCAGTCGAGGTCGATGGTACTTACTATGACGAGGACTATCTGTCCGACAATGACATTGTGTGTGACGTGGACGGCGAGTACCGCCATCATGATGATGCCATATACATCGAGAGCGAGTCTGAGTATTACCCAACCGATGACGACCGCATCTGCTACGCCGATGACACCGAGGAGTATGAGTTGCGCGAGAACTGCTGGCAATGCACGCAAAGCGGCAACTGGTACACCGAGGACGTTGAGTATGTCGAGATCAACGGCGAGAAGTTCCACCCTGCCTGCGCACCCGAAACAACCGAAGGAGAAACAGAATGAAAAAAGCAATGATTAACGTAGTACTCAACAAGGCCTTGTCACTCAAGCGCCCACACAAAACCGAAACGAACAGAGCGTTCACCGAGTGGTTGGCCAACTGTTTACCCGAATACCTTGCAGAGCGTGCGTTCATGGATGAGGTAGGCAACTTGCATGTAGACGCTCGCGTCACCATCGACAACCGCACATTGTTCGTAGCGCACGTGGACACAGTACACCGTGAGGAAGGCAAGAACAAGATCAGGAAGACAGACACGCATTGGTACGCTGACGGTGCTCCCCTCGGTGCCGATGATGGTGCGGGTGTTGCCTTGCTCATGCACTTGATCCATGAGGGCGTGTGTGCTTACTATGTATTTACTCAGGGCGAGGAGTGCGGGGGCATCGGTGCTAAGCACATCGCAGATCACTGGGGTAACTTGCTTGCTGAGTTTGATCGCGCCATTGCGTTTGATAGACGTGGTACGGACAGTGTCATCACGCATCAGGGATACGGTCGGTGTTGCTCGGACACATTCGCGCAAGCACTAGCAGATGACTTGAATGTAGACGATAGGCTTATGTACCTGCCCGATGACACAGGTGTGTACACAGACACCGCAGAGTTCACCGACATCATCCCCGAGTGTACCAACATCAGCGTGGGTTACTTGTCCGAGCACACACAGAACGAGTCGCTCAATATGATCCACTACCAGACGCTTGCATCCCGTGTTGTCAACATGGACTGGGACACACTACCCACAGACAGAGACCCGACCATTGTCGAGAGCAAGTGGGATACATGGGGCAAGACCGACTACGTGGGCGGATGGTCAGGGCATGGGGCAGGCTTTAGCAATCATAATTTTTATGACGAGGACATGGCGATGTATGACTTGCAAGACGCAATCATGGAAGCACAAGAGGGGCGACCCGACTGGCTCATGGACATGATGGCTGAGAGCATATACCCCGAGGACACACGCATGGCGGTGAAGTTCATCGACAAGAAGAAGCTGACCCATGACGTACTGCAAGACGCGCTGACGATGGCGTGGTATGCAGACCCCGATCAAGTACTGGCGGGATTGTTTGATAGTGCACATGCAACGGTGTGAGTTTTCGGGTCACGGTGACCCGATTTTTAAAGGAGAGAGAAATGGAATACGAAGAAGAATATAAGTTAATTGAGGTATCCCTTGACCCAGTTGAGATGGACTGCATCATGCAAGCGCTTTTACTGGCGCGAGGGGTCAGCAAAGGGTACGAACAGAACATGGCGAAAGCCATACGCATGAGTGAGTTGATATCTAAGTTTGCAACACTAAACCAAGGAGAGAAAAGATGATAGAACTAAACACAGAGCAACTACAACGCATAGCCAACATGTTGGTGCAAGCGTATGGCCACGAGATCGCAAGAGACGGCGACTGGTGGTTCGGCATAGACGACTACGACTTCAACATCCACGACTGCGGAGACAACGCGGGTACTGGGTATTACAGCGTGAACGTGTACGAGCACAATGGGCAAGGCATGGATAACTACTCGCACTGGGTAGATTTAAAACCAGTTTACATAGGACAATAAAACATGACACAGTTTGAACGCGCATTCATTGACGCATACGAAGAGCACGTGGGCGGATGCCCGCGCAACTTGATCGAGATTTTTATCACAGACAAAGAGGAGGATTACTATCACACATACAAAGATCATTACACGAGCTTGTCCGATGCGTATAACGTGTTCAAGGCGGGCATTGAGTTTGGTCTGCACTATGACGGGGAGGATTAAAAATAGGTAGTCTAACGCTTGACACACTTGAAAACATGTGTATCATCAACCAAAAGAGAGAAAATCAAAATGCAAATAGAACTAATTGAAAACAAAAGCACACATCGCCAAGTCGTACCCTATGACACAGGCAAAGTAAGAATCGGGGAACTATACGTACCACCACCCCCGAAGATGGATGCGTTCGATGAGCAGATTCAAGCTGCATTACTGGGCATCCATCGGTGGGAAAACACACAACTGCGCAACGGTCTGGTCTACATCTTCACGGTGTTCATTGGGCTTGCGTTTCTTTTATTCTGGACTTGGGCGAGGGGAGGAATGAATCATGCCTGACTTACAAACTGCACTCAAAGATGCTCTCAACGAATGGGAGCCCACACAAAACAAAGAGGAGAAACAAATGACAACTAAACAATTACCACAAACATTCAAACCCACCAACAACGTCACACGCGAGACGTTCAAATTCATCAAAGCTAACTACGGATGCACAAGCAGTTACGTCAAAGACAGCATGGTTGCAAGAGGATTCAATAAGAACTCGGTACATTCCCTTATCACACAACTCGTCAACGCCAAGCAAGTCATCAGAGATGGTGAGGGTAGATTGGCCACGATCGTGCCTGAGTACATACCCATAAAGGCATCTAGCAAAAAAGCAAAGTCAACAATCACGAATCCAAAGCGTAAAGTGCCTGAGTTTGTTATACATGAACCCACGCCCCCCAAAGTCGAGGTCAAAGTGGATACTACCGAGCCCTTGACTGCGCAGTATGTGTTACACCGTATCAACCTGTACGAAGCCAAGAAACTACACCAAGAACTGACCCGCATCTTTGAGGAGTGAGCATGGCACTCATTGACTTCGTTGTAATAGCGGTGTCCTTGATCTGCGCCTTAATTGGCGCAGGCCTTGTGATGGTCTTAATTTGGTTAGCTTACATGGTGATGAAACATGACTAAAGAAGAAATCATAGAGATGGCGCATAAATCTGGTCTTCACTTGGCAACAGATGTTAACTGGATGCCAATCATTGGGCTTGAGTATCTTGAGAAGTTTGCCAAATTGGTAGCAGAAAAAGAACGTGAAGAATGTGCAAAGATTGCAGATGAATGGGTGCTTGCTTATCCACATCCATCAAAAGTTATTGCTGAAACAATCCGAAAAAGGGGACAAGAATGACTGAAAAAGAAATCATTGATATGGCAAATCAGGTTGGTTTTGAATGCACGATACACAAACAATTTACCAAAGCAAATACATTTGTGGAGGTAGGTACTTCTGTTCAAGGTGACTTTGCAAGCCTAAACCAGTTTGCCAAACTGGTAGCAGAAAAAGAACGTGAGGCGTGTGCTGAAATTTGTGATGGTTTTTACTTATCATGGATAGACATACAAGGTAGATACGAATTCATGGGTGAGGGAGCAAACGAATGTGCTGGTGCAATCCGAGCAAGGGGACAAGAATGACTAAAGATGAAGCATTACGCCTTGCATTAGAGGCGTTAGAAAATTCTTGGACAGAACCTAATAATGAGCAATATGAAATTGAAAAAAATGCCATCACCGCCATTAAAGAACAACTAGAAACAAAAGATGAGCCTGTGGCATTGGTAGCAGAAGTTCACATAAGTCGCTATACGATTGAATGGACAAATGGACCACTGTTACAAGGTACAAAGCTCTACACCACACCACAACAACGCACTTGGGTAGGACTGACAGATGAGGAAAAAGCGCAATTTGTTGTTGCGTATTACCCATCAAATTGGGACAGAAAAACAGCAGTATCTTTAATGAATGACTACGAAAAATACCTCAAGGAGAAAAATCATGGATAACCCCAAAAATTCAACACCTATAAAAGAATGGTTAACTTGGTATTTATCTCCACCAGAAAACTGGAATGAAAAATACGGAGATGCCTTTAAATGGACTGAACAAGAAAAAGCGTTGATGCAACAACTAAAAGAAAAGAATACATGAATAACAAAGAATTTGAACCAATAAGAATCAGAATAATGCAAGAAGCCTATGAACTCGCTGATCGTGGTGATGTAGAAGGTTACAACGCAGTAAAAGTTATGTGCAATGATGTTCAGAATTTATTAAAACGTGAATGGGTAGGACTGACTGATGAGGAGATGCGTGAACTCGAAAAGCAATTTGAGGCAGAGCGTGTCCGCACATCTGACGAAGAATATTTGGTCATCTATCCAGCCGCTTACTGGCAATGGCAACGAGCCATCGAAGCCAAACTAAAGGAGAAAAACAATGGATGAAAATACACGCCCTTGGTACACCATTGATGAACTAAATGCGTGGGCTGACAAGTACCAAAATGAGCAGTGGCATAAAGCCGCAACCATGCTTGGCGAGAAGTTGGCATCTGTTGGGCCTGTTGGCTATTACGAAATGGACGCAAAAGAATGGCTTGATTGGGCTATGTCAACCGTACAAACTCGCACATGGGTAGGGCTGACTAAAGAGGAAATAAATCAAAATTTACTGCGATCTTTTTATGTTTTGGAGAAAGCTAGAGCGTGGCGAGATGGTGTTGCATGGGCAGAAGCCAAGCTGAAGGAGCGCAATACATGAAAACACCTGAAGACGAAGAGTTCGAGCGCATCGAGCGTGAGCAAAAGAGAATCAATGAAGAGCAAGAAAAATTGCGCAATGAGATGTATTTATACACAGTCGTGCAGATCACGCGTAATCAAGCAATCGAAGAAGTAGCGCAAGAGATTGAGAAGTTCAAAGGGTTTGGTGAAGACACCATATCATCATTTGCAATTTACATAAGGAACATGAAGAAATGAACGACCAATGGAAAATATGGTTTGCTGAGCACTTGGCTCGCGGTAACTCAGAAGCGCACTTGGCGCAACTAATGCTCAATCAGAACGTACCCCTTGCGGATATCTTAGCCGAGGTCAAGGTCGTATATACCTCACCGGCATATACTGCATTCAGGCGTATGCTCAGGGACCAACGCAAGTATGCTGCAACCTTGCGCAGTGTGCAGTTGATGTGGCAACAAAATCCAAACTACGACAAGATCGACGTGATCGAGATGCCCACACGCCAAGAGTTCTACGAGAAGTACTGGCTACCCATACGTCCTGTCATCATCAAAGACTTCACGAAGAACTGGGATAAGTCAGTGTGGTCCTTTGAGTACATGCGCAATACATTCGATAACATAGATGTTGAGGTCATGGGCAACCGCGACTCCGAGAATGACTACGAGCTAAATATGAACAATCACAGGCAGCCAATCAAACTGCACGACCTGTTGGATTACATCATGACCACGGAGGAGTCTAACAATCTCTACATCACAGCCAACAACCGGTTGATCGAGAAGATACCTGAGCTGTACAAAGCCATAGGTGAGTTGCCTGACTTTATGAAACGTCCCCCCAATGAGGGCGCGGGTTACTTGTGGCTGGGCGCCAGGGGTTCATACACCACCATGCACCAAGACTTGATGGGGCTTGTCAACGTGCAGATCGTAGGCAATAAGAAGTGGCAGATCGTCTCAATCCTAGATACACCAAGGGTATACAACCACATCACGATATTTAGTCAGCTCAACAAGAAAGAGATCGACTTCAACATATTCCCCTTGATGCGCGATGTCAAGATCATTGAGGTCACAGTCAATGAGGGCGATGCGATATTCATGCCGTTCTGTTGGTGGCACACAGTCGAAGCCCTCGACAAATCCATATCCCTATCGTTCACTGGCTTGGACTTTCCAAACCAGTGGGAACCCGACTTGAATACGTAGGAGAAAAGATGAAAGCATTTCCAGACCCACACGATACACAAGCACACGGCATGGAGTTGAGAGACTGGTTTGCCGGTCTTGCGATGCAAGGCATTATTTCAAACGAAGGCGATATGCCCCAACATAGACAGCTCAACGCTGAGATCGCATACAAAATGGCAGACGCGATGATGAAAGCAAGGGAGATTAAAAATGAAAAAAACACAGGGCGGTAGACGCGAAGGTTCAGGTAGAAAAAGAACACAACTCAATGAAAGAAGAGTACAGTTATTGCGTGAGCGTGGCATGTCTTACAGAGCCATCGCTGAGGCATTCCAAGTGCCAACCCACGTGATCAGTTACTATTTCAATTTCATACTACCCAAGGAAAAATAAATGGCAATGACCCCCGAAGCGAAGGTGAAGAAGCAAGTCAAGAAAATCCTTGATGAGTATGGCGTGTGGCATTTCTCGCCCCCCGGCATGGGGCTTGGACGTGCGGGCATACCCGACATCATCGCTTGTCATGGGGGTCAGTTTCTGGCCATTGAGTGCAAAGCAGGCAGCAACAAACCTACGCTGTTGCAGAAACGGGAACTAGAACGAATCACACAGGCAGGCGGACACGCGCTTGTCATACGTGAGGACAACATCAATGAACTACACAGGCTATTACTATGGACGAAAAAGAACTAGAGCGTCGAGTCGCTGAGATGACAGACGAGGAACAGGAGCACTTCAAAGAGTGCATCATGCGAATAGCCATGTGCTACGGCAAGGATGCTTTGAGAGGAGTGCTGATTGTTAACGGCCACTTGGCAGATGTATCTGAAGTGATTCAGTTCAACTGCAACGACATGGATGCATTCGAGATACTGAATAGCGCCACAAATTATTTCAACTTTCTAAACGTCAAAGACGCACCACCCAAGGAACAATTCAATTGAAACCATACGACCGCATACTAACAATAGACTTCGAGACGCGTTGGGACAAGAAGGACTACACGCTCTCCAAGATGACCACCGAGGAGTACATACGAGATGAGAGATTCAAAGCGTTCGGAGTTTGCGTTCATGAATATGGAAGCGACGACCCAATTGAATGGTTTAGCGGACCAGAATTACCTGAACTCTTTTCAAGTATCGACTGGGGACGAACCGCAGTCCTTGCTCATAACGCACAGTTTGACGTCTCTATACTTGAGTGGGTATATGGCGCCCGACCCTGCTTCATCTTCGATACATTATCAATGGCACGAGCTCTACGAGGCGTGGAAGTTGGCAACTCTTTGGCCAAGCTCGCATCAGATTTCGGACTACCACCTAAAGGAGACGCTGTCTACTCCACAGAAGGACTGGACGGTGTGGAGGGATTACCCCCCGATGTGGAAAGAGAGTTAGCAGAGTACTGCAAACACGATGTGTATTTGTGCGAGGAGATACTCACGCGACTTGCGCAACGTTACCCAGTATCAGAGTTAAAGCTCATCGACATGACTTTGAAGATGTATACACGCCCGACGTTAATACTCGACCCCCTCATGTTATCTAATGCAATTGAAGAAGAAAGAACATCACGTGAACATCTACTACAAAAACTCGGCGTGGAGGAAGTTGAACTCGCGTCGAATCCAAAGTTTGCAGAACAGCTTGTCGCCCTCGGTGTGGTTCCCCCAAAGAAAGTCAGTAAAACTACCGGCAAGGAAACACTTGCTTTGGCTAAGAACGATGCCCTTTTTCAAGCGCTCCTCAACGGTGAACGTGAAGACGTTGCCTTACTTTGTGAAGCGCGTCTACGGGTTAAATCAACAACAGAAAGAACACGCGCACAAAGGTTCTTGGATATCAGTCAGCGAGGTAGTCTACCGGTTCCGCTCTCGTATTATGGAGCGAAAAGCGGACGCTGGTCAGCGGCGAAAGGCTCGGCCATCAACATGCAAAACCTCAAGCGTGGCTCATTCCTACGCAAAGCGATTATGGCTCCGCAAGGGTACAGTCTGGTCGTCGGTGACCTCTCACAAATTGAGCCGAGAGTACTCGCGTGGCTTTCGGATTACGAAGAGATGCTTAACATCTTCAGGGCAGGCGGTGACCCTTATGCCGCGTTCGGTGCGCAGATGTTTAACATACCCGGCCTTACTAAAGAAAGCCACCCAGATCTTAGGCAGTCTGCGAAAAGTGCGCTCTTGGGTTGTGGCTACGGACTCGGTTGGGCGTCGTTCGCGTCGCAGTTGTTGGTGGGGTTTCTTGGTGCTCCACCAGTCAGGTATGAGAAAGCATTTGCCAAGACGCTAGGAGTTGACACCGAGTACATTGAGAAGTTCTTGGAGTGGGATGAGAACGCCAAACGCTTGGAAGAAATCCCGCACACCTGTAGCTCCAAGGAGCTCTTGGTGCACGCTGTTGCAGCCAAGAAGATCATCGACATTTACCGTAGCACCGCGTATCAGGTTGCCTCATTTTGGGAGATGTGCTCGGGGCTTTTGGAGAAGTCTTTGTACGGCGGGGAGGAGCGCACTTACAAGTGCTTGACATTCCGCAAGGAAGAAATACAATTACCCAACGGCATGAAATTGCTGTACCCCGATTTACGCATTGTTAAAGATGATAAAGGTAGGAGCCAGTACGTGTACGGGCCAGACGCTACCAAGTTGTACGCAGGAAAGATAACAAACAATGTTACACAGGCGCTCGCACGCATTGTGATGACAGACGGAATGCTTAGAGTATCCAAAAGGTACTTCATAGCAGGCACAGTACATGACGAGCTAATCGCCGTCGTGCCTGATGCTGAGGTGGAAGAAGCCAAGACTTGGGTCTTGGAGCAAATGACCATTGAGCCGCGCTACATGCCGGGGCTACCTTTGGACGCTGACGGTGGCGCTCACCGTAGATATGGGTTAGCAAAACAATAAGGAGAGAGAATGGTTACACAGATACCAAAAACAATAAGAGTCGGTAAGCGACGGTATTCGATCGAAGTGGTAGAGACAATGCTGCAACGCAGAACGATGGGGACGATTAACCACGACACCCAACGCATCACGATCGGAGCCAAGAGCAATGTGACAGGACAGCGGTACAGCCAAGCAATGATGACAGATACCTTTTGGCACGAGTTGGTTCACGCCATACTCAACGACATGGGTAAACACACATTGAACAAAGACGAGAAGTTCGTCACTGGCTTTGCCAACCGATTAACCAAAGCAATTCAATCAGCGAGATTCTAATGAACGTCACATGGTCACACAGTTCCCTCAAAGAATACGAGGGATGCCCACGCCGATACCACGAGGTGAAGGTGCTCAAGAACTTCCCGTTCAAAGACACAGACGCCACGTTGTACGGTAAAGAGTTTCACAAAGCAGCGGAGGACTATATCAAGGAAGGCAAGGACTTACCCGAGGCTTTCATGTACTGCCAAAGCACGCTTGATGCGTTGAAGAAGAAAGATGGGCGCAAGCTGTGTGAGTTCCAGATGGCGTTGACCACAGACTTAAAGCCGACCGGATGGTTTGATAAGAATGTGTGGGTGCGTGGTGTAGCAGACTTGCTCATCATTGATGACGACAACTTGACCGCATGGGTGGTGGACTACAAGACCGGCAACAACAAGTATCCGGATCGTGAACAGTTAAAGCTCATGTCGCTCATGGTGTTTGCTCATTTCCCCCACATCAGGAAGATCAACTCAGCGCTTGTGTTCGTGGTCAAAGAAGACTTCGTAAAGCACAGCATGACAGTCGAGCAAACCCCACAAGAGTGGTGGCAATACAGACAGCGAATCGCTAGAATCGAACAAGCCCACGCCACAGGTGTATGGAATCCCAAACCATCAGGCTTGTGTCCGTGGTGTCCTGTGACATCTTGTGAGAACCATCCCAAACATTAAGGAGTTAAGCATGGCAACGAAACGTAAATCAAGCGCTGAGAAAATTGCATACAACACCAAGTACGAGTCTTCGCCCAAAGAAGTGAAGATGCGCGAAGAGCGCAACAAAGCCCGTGCTATCGAGATGAAGCTAGGCAAAGTAAAGAAGGGAGATCAAAAGGAAGTGGACCACATCAAGATGCTGGATGCAGGCGGTAAGAACGTAGCCAAGAACTTGAGGGTAGTACCCAAGAGTACAAACAGAAGTTGGCGCGATGAACACGGCAACATTTACGGCAAGAACAAAAAGTAAACGAGAGAGAAACAGATGGATATCATAGAGAACAAAGCCTTAGTTTTTAGAACAAGAAACCCTGAGAAGTACCAAGTCATTCCCAAGCACAAGATCATCGAACGCGAAGACGATGGCTACGATGTAGCGGTGTATTGGGGGCTGGACGAGGTAAGAGTATTAAAGAATCTTGGTGTCAAAAACGTACCGTCCCCGATCATCAAACGCTATGAATGGCCCGGGCGCTTCATGCCCATGCAACACCAGATCGAGACTGCATCATTCCTCACACTGCACAAGAAAGCCTTTGTGTTCTCAGAGCCCGGTACGGGCAAGACACTATCAGCGCTATGGGCAGCCGACTACCTGATGAAGATTGGGCATGTGAGACGTTGTTTGATTCTTTGCCCTTTGTCCATCATGCAGTCTGCGTGGCTTAGTGACTTGAACAACAGTATCATCCATCGCTCTGCCGTTGTCGCGCACCATACGCAAGCTACCCGCAGGATCGAGATGATCCAACAGAACTATGAGTTCGTCATTGCCAACTATGACGGGCTGAACCTGATTGCCAATGAAGTCGTGAACGATGGCCGCTTTGATCTCGTGATTGTTGACGAAGCCAACGCATACAAAACCGTGAGCACCAAACGATGGAAAGCGCTCAAGTCCATTCTGCGCCCTGACACACATTTGTGGATGATGACTGGAACCCCCGCGTCTCAGTCTCCAGTCGATGCGTACGGTTTGGCCAAGCTCGTGAATCCCACAGGCGTGCCGATGTTCTTCACAGGGTGGAGAGACATGGTGATGAACAAAGTGACAATGTACAAGTGGTCACCCAAGCCCAACGCCAAAGACTTGGTGCATGAAGCGCTGCAACCTGCGATCAGGTTCACCAAAGAACAATGCTTGGACTTGCCCCCAGTGCTCACCATGACACGCGAAGTGCCACTCACACCACAACAAGCCAAGTACTACAACATGCTCAAAGAACAAATGCTTGTTCAAGCAGCAGGGGAAACCATTAGTGCCGTTAATGCTGCCGCATCTGTATCCAAGTTATTACAGATTAGTTGCGGTGCAGCATATACCGATGACAAAGAAGTGGTCGAGTTCGATGCGTCTCCAAGACTGCGTGTGCTTGAGGAAATACTGGAAGAGACTGAGCGCAAAGTAATTATTTTTGCTCTATTCAAATCCACAATTGACGCGATATACAACCATTTACTTAAGCGTGGTATCACGGCAGATTTCATCAACGGATCGGTTACCCCATCAAAACGCTCGGACATTATTAGGAGATTCCAGAATGAGGAAAACCCTAGGGTCTTGGTGATGCAACCACAAGCAACTGCGCATGGGATAACATTGACAGCCGCCGATACGGTGGTATTCTATGGACCCCTGATGAGCGTTGAGCAATACACACAAGCCATTGCCAGAGCGGATCGCAAGGGGCAGAACTCAGACAAGGTAACAGTGATTCACATCCAAGGCTCGCCCATCGAGAAAAAAATGTTCAAAGCGCTTGAAGCCAAAGTGAGCGACAACCATTTGGTAACACAAATGTTTGAGAACGAAATAAATATTCAAAAGGAGTTGCAATGAAATAAAAAAC